ACATAGAGGTTAAGTCCTGCAACATTACCTGTTAGTGATGTTGGTGCTACTTGACCGCCTGCGTTCATTGGCTGAGAAGCTGTGTAGATTGGACGGCCTGCATCGTTTAGAGACATGATGTTTGACCATTGTCCTGTTGATACGACCATGTTGCGAGCAAATGGGTTAGGTAGTCCTGCTGTTGCTGCATAGACTGATGCTGAACCGCGAGCGACAATACCTAGCAACTCTGCTGCTGTTGGGTATGTAACTGTTGTTGTTGCATCTGCTGTCGCGCCTGCGATCAACGCTGCGTTTACTGCTGCGTTTGTTGTCTTTGCGTAAGCTGCTGCCATGTTGCGCACTAGCTCGTCAAAGAATGCTGGAGATGTACGATCTAGAAGTTCTACAGAGAATGTCTGTTGTCCAGCGTACTTCTTAACTGATACTGATAGGAATGCTGCATTCTGATCTGTGTCTGAGAATGCTGCGCCTTCTGCTGTCTCTGCAACAGTTGGCATCTGTGTGATTTTTGGGATCTCGAAAGTCATACCTGCATCTGGAAGCACTCCGCGAGAGATTGCATCGATTGATGGACGGATAGTTGTTCCAAGTGGGTTGATGATTTCTGACAGTTGGCGTGTTGGTACAAGACCAGCGTTATCTGTTGTGTCATCTGCTGCTAGTAGGTATTGACGAGCTGACTCATCACCTAGTGCTGCACGGATTGTGTTTTCTGCATACTTAGCTGCTGTTACTTCGATGCGTGGCTTTGTGAAGTATGCTGCTGAAACAGTTGGACGAGCAGCTTCTACCGCTGGCGCATCAACTGGTGTTGCTTCGACTGCTGGAGTGGTTTGTTCCACGGTGGCTGTCTCGCTTTCTGTTGGTTGGGTTGATTCTTCTGCAGTAGATTCTTCTGCTGCAATATCAGTAACCTGTGCCGACTTAAATGCTGGCTCTGTTACTAAACTTACTTCGACCAAGCGAGCAGCGGATACATAAGTAACCCCGTCCTTGATCTTTGACTTGAGGACTTCTGCCCCGATCGATAGACCGCTCTGTAATCCTTCTTCTGCAAGGATAAGAGCTTCAGTACCGCGTTGTGAGCGACTTATAGAAAATACAGCATCGATAGAATTCTCTGACTCGCTAAAGGAAACCATGCGACCTAAAGGTTTCTTCGCATCGTGCTGACTTAGTAATTTTATGGCTTTAGGATCTGCAATATCGATAGATCCAGAAGCAAAAATTACTTTACCCATGTTGGTAGATCCTGCTTCGACATTGAGAGGCACAATCTTGCCTGAGACTGTGCGACTTGCTGAGTCTGCTGTGAGATCAGCGGAGAAGGTGATTACTTGGTTCATTCCATACCTTGACTTCCATTAGGTGTTAGATCAGTCATTTCCATCGCCTGTTCCTGGGTAATCAGGTTAAGGGATAGAAGTTTTTCGATTACTGCTAGTTCTTGCATTGGGTCAGTACGCAGGAAGTTCTTATCAATATCAAACTTCACAATATTGCCACGAGCTGTAATGTCATCCATTGACAAGCGGTCTTCGATTGCACTAATAAATGGCTGCAAAGATAGAGATAAGAATTGCTTGCGCTCATCCTGCACATTCGCATAAGTCATAGAGTTGTTCATCTCTGCTGAAACATAATAAGCAGGCACATTACACAAACGAGCGATTTCAGTAGCGAGATTCTGGATGGCTTCTGCGTACATCATTTCTTTAGGTGAGAACGAAACTGGGTTATACTCAAGAGTAGATGTTAGATATGCAGTGCTGCGATTGTTGCGAGCGTTCTTCCATGAAGCAAGTAATCCCTGAACCTCTTTAGGATCTAGGTCTGCGCCCGTATTCTTAATATAACCTGTTGCCATTGGCGTTGATGCAGCAATCGCTGCTGCCTTCTGGACATCAATAGCTGCACGAATTGTTTGTATTCCTGTGTTGAGAATCCCAGGCAATAAAGACTGGAAAGTAACCAAACTGCCCAAACCATCCATCGGTAAAGTTATTCCATCGACTGCGTAAGATTTTACAAAAGTGTTAGTGCTATCAAGTGTGATTGTTACTCGGTTGTTAGCAATCCACTCAAAGCGTGAAGGTCTTCCGTCTTCCTGATAGACCTCGACCACTTTCCAGAAGGCCTGCGAATATAGGAGCAATGATTCGACTGTGTAAGCAATAGTTACTGATCGTGGCTGCGAATATGAAGGCTGCTCTAACCATGCAGGAGAACCAAGTTCTTCATTAGTTGATTTCTTGTAAAGCTCTAAAGGAATTGCTCCGATAGTTCCAGACAAAAGATTTCTGCATCTTTGTAACGCAGGTACGCTGAGAGCATCTTCTCTACTTACGAATGCATACTGAAACGGCATTGCATAAGGTGAATACTCACCGAGCACCTGAGGTGCTGCTTGAGCTTGTAACTGTGGCTTCGACTCTAGCCCAAACGCCTGCAATATTTTACCCATAGACAGAAAGTGTAGCATTTGTCAAGCAATTAGACAATGTGGTAGGGGTGTGTCTAAGTATAAATCTGTGGCTTTGGTTGAGGAATCATTAACTTGCTTACTGCCATGGCAATGCCGATAGGTGCTGATATATCGCCAGCTGACTTGCGCTTTATAATACGCCAAGCCGAATCGTTGACCTTAGCTGCACAGTTATTCATCTGCTGGATAAACTCGGCTTGACCATTATGGACTACTCGATGATTGACTAAGCCTTCTAGTAAATCTCCGCAAGCTTTATAGAACTGCTGGCCTGAGACATCTTCGACAACAACTCCAGAATTAGCCAAGCGATCTGCAATGGTTTGAGTGGCGTACTTGTCAAAGCAGACTAGGCGTGGCTTATAAATGTCACACCAAGCTTTTATACTTGCTGCCATCTTTAATTCATCGATAGCAACCTGAGAGCTGTAAGTCTCCAAGATCCCGATGCCAATCCGTCCGTCAGGAAGCAATTGACCAGCGGTGAGACTTCCGTTTCTACGAGACGGACTGACATCGAAACCGAATACAGTATAAGCCCCTGGAGCCATTTCTAGCGTGCTATCCGATGTTTCCTCGAGAATGCCGTGTGGCCACGGTGACGATAAACTGTCGATCCATTGGCAAAGAGTTTCGGTTCTCGTATTCTCAATCGGTGAAGTAGCAATCGCTTCTTCGATGGCTTCTTCTGTAATTGTGTACCCCAGAGAAGGGTTAGCCATAGCCCAAGCTTCTCGATCAGTTATCTTGCAGTATTGGGGTGCTGAGTACTCGTAGAATCCAAAGGATTTTGGTGGGTAATCGATGGCTCGTTCTCTGAGGTCATTAAGGACAGTGCTGAAAGCGTCTCCTGCATTAGAGGTAAGAAGCGTTTGAGAGTTTGGGTGAGCTCTAGTCGTAGGAGTAGCAGCTCTAAATCCATCTTCTGTAATCTCTCGGACTTCGTCGATGTAGAGCAGTCCGTTAACAGATCTACCGCGAGAGCCGTCTCTAGTTGCTGCGACAACATCCAGCCTTGCTCCAGATAGCATCTCAATAGATTCTGTGCCGTTGGCGTGTCGGATCTGTTTAACGAATCCTTTAAGGTGGTCATTGGTCTCCAATAGGTGAGTTACTTGTCTGAAGGTGTCTAGTGCCATGCTTCTGTTAGAGCTCATAATGAGCACATTGGTATTCCACTTAATCAAGTGCGCCAAGATCAACATACGCGCTAGGTGAGTTTTACCGTTCTGCCGTGCTACCAAAATCAGGTTCGTTTTGCGAATCCAGTTGCCCTTTTTATCCACAGTGAGCATGTCCTTAAGAACAAACTCCTGCCAAGGCAGAAGATCCATCTTGACGATGTCGCATAAGTCTTTAACATCTTGCAGCTTGTTTTCGCCCTTAAGAAGTGGACTGTGAAGCCTTGGCTTGGTTGCCCCTCGTAGGGCTTTGGAGCGTTTGGGTTTATCTGTCATTGACTCGGACTAGGTCGGGTCTTAAACGGACTGTCCAGCATCGGTTCGGACTGCATCGGGGAGATATTGCCAAG